TAAAAATCCAGCATCTTTAACGTCACTATTGACCACAAATGCTTGATATATTTGCGGCGGATAATGGCTACAGGTTGCATCATATCAACGGAGAAATTATTGTTTTCAAACTCATAGTTGATGGACTTTAAAATGATAACGCGTAAATACATGCACCTGTTTCGCTGCGACTACATGGGCCAGACTACCATTGCCGATACCCGCCGAGGTGCGCGCAAGGCCATGGAGGCCAAATTGATGATGACGCCTAAACAGTGGGTTTTGCACTGATGGGCGAAGCATTTGTGGTCAATAGTGACGTTAAAGATGCTGGATTTTTAAAGTATGCGTCTGAGATGTACAAAAAGCACAAATATGTTAAATGGACTCCTGAGTTTGGCGAGGTTAACTCCTGGCCAATGAAGAAAACATGGCGGATGTGGATGGGTGAAACCGCAAAATGGATGGCTGCCAATGGTGCAACTATGCCGCTGGTTATTAAAGCGGATGGAACCATGCATGGTAAGCGCGAGTTTACAGCGCAAGACGCCCATGATCTATGGGTTAGGACTTGGCTTGGCGTAGATGGGAATGGAGATAGATATAGGACTGCTACTGGGGAAAAAGAAAACATGCTTTTCATGATGGATAAGCATTTGGCCTGGGCTTCTGAGCGTGGATTAAGCTTAACTATACCGAAAGATGGCGAGTACATGAAACTTCACGAGAGGCAAAACAAATGACAAATCAGGCAGATTACTCAAAAGTTAAAGCAGACCCCAAAGCGGAGTCGGATCGTCTTCGCAGATTGGATATAAAAATAGGTAGCGCTCGTGTCGCATACAAAGGCAACGATATGTGGATAGGTCTGCGCGGCAAGATCATAAACGGCCATAAAGCTGCGACCGAGTACGCCAAAAAGTTAAACGCGTTCATGGTTAGAATGGAGACATTAAGATGATGGGAGTAATTATTGTATGTGGTATATGCGTGCTGATCGGGATTTGCATTGGTCTAGCGCTATCTGTTCCGGCAATCAATCGGCTTGAATCCAGAGTGAAAAAGCTTGATATGGCTTGCGGGTATGTTGGTGATAAGAATTGAAGAAGTGCAAAATCTGCCGCCTACCCGCAGATGAGTGGAAAATACCTCCTCGCAATAGCCTGGCGCGCACCTGCTCCCTGAGTTGCGCGCTAGATGATGTGGGTCGCGAGAAAGATAAGCAGTTCAAGCAAGAAACTCGGTCGATGAAAGTTAAACTCCTGGATAATGATTCTAAGTTCTGGAAAGCCAAGGCTCAGAAGGTTTTCAATGAGTTTATCAGGCTGCGGGATTCCCACCTTGGTTGTGTGTCCTGCGATAAACCATCAAGCTGGGATGGTCAGTGGCACGCCTCGCACTGGAAGAGTCGCGGCGCCCGTCCTGACCTGGCCTTCAATGAAGATAATGTGCATAAATCCTGCTCTGTATGCAATAACTTCAAAAGCGGGAATGTTGGAGATTATGAGGTTAGGCTAATTGAGAAAATTGGATTGTGCAGAGTTAATGCTCTTCGGCTACAGTCATTTGATAAGCCACTTATGGTTGACGACTACAAAGCAATTTACAACAAATATAGATTGGAAACAAAACAATTAAGGCGATTACATGAATCCAATAATGCTTAAATCATACAAATTAGAAAAAAATGGGAAAAGCAGGCAGTATGGCTTATTTAAGTGTGTAGCCTGCGGAAAAGAATTTGAAACAAGAATGGAGAGAATTTCTTTTATGACGGGGAGCTGTGGTTCTTGCTCAAATAGGATATCAGGAGAGAAAAGGAAAGTGCATGGCATGAATAATAAAAATAGTAGGATACACGTTACATGGTCTAATATGAAAAGACGATGCCTTAATCCAAGGGGTAAAGAGAAGGATATTTATATTGGCATTATATTATGTAAAGAGTGGGAGGATTTTCCGTCTTTTTATAATTGGGCGCTGGATAATGGGTACACAGACAAGATGACAATAGATAGGATTGATCCGGCAAAAGGTTATTTCCCTGAAAACTGTAGATTTTCAGATTACAGCACTCAGTCGGCAAATAGAAAGATTACAGGCAAGAATAGGTCTGGCTATATTGGCGTTAGCTTTGAAAAAGGCGGCTGGGTTGCTTCGGTTCAGTGGAGAAAAGTTCAAAATTATATAGGAAGATTTAAAACGGCCATAGATGCTGCGATGGCAAGGGATAAGTATGTTATTGACAATGAGCTCCCGCATACATTAAATATAAAAGAATTGAAAAATAATTAAAATAAAGCTTGCGCAATAGCGATACCGGTATTAATATTCGCACATGCCAAGCAATAACGCGAAGCCAAACTGAAAGGAAGAAATAAAATGACTTTTGAATCAGCCGAGTTAATTATTGAGTCTGCAGAAAATAAAGAAGAAATCATTAACGCTGTGGCCGGGTTCGCTATGCGTGAGCATGGTTACATGTTAGGCGCAAATACTTCTAATGAGTTGAAAAATGACGTACTTGATATGGTTGATCGCGATCTTTTCCAGTGCGCAAAACTAGCCGTTATCGCTATTCAGGTGATTAATCGTAGGTTTAATTAATGGCCCTAACAAGAGCAGAGATAAGCCGCAGACAGCGAGAGCGCAAAGCGGCAAATATGGTAGTATTCACTGCCGAGACAACGCCAGAGCTAGCGGCTAAGTTTCAGCTAGTTATCGCCGGCAAGGCAAAGATAGTTCCAATAAAGGGGAAGTGAGATGATCGAACTTTTTTGCGGGATTTCATTTGAGAATTTTTCCAAGCAAATCAGGCTTCAGGCTCAAGCAAATGAACAGATGGTTAACCGCCGTGCAGAAGCTTATGTCGAGATGGAAAAGGCAATGATGGATAAAAATGCAATTGAGGGCGAGTGTTCGGTTGTAGAAGTAAAACTAATTGGCTCGGGTTCTGGCGATTAGTTAAAAGCCACCGCTTCATAGAGGCGGCAGCGAAGGTGAAATTTTTTATTAAGCGCCAGGCAGTTAATCTGGAAGGCTAAAGGAGTCACGCAGGAACTAACGCCTGCACCTTAAATTTCACCTTCGCTGTTACGGCATATCAGTAACAGCACGCAGGGCTTGGCAGCCGGAAAGACGGCACTAACCTGCTTCGGCGGGTTTTTTATTGCCCAAAGAAAAGCCCCAGTTACGGGGCTAGTACTTCATCAAAAGCAGCTCTTTCAAGCTCCTTGTATTTTGCAGTTGTGGTTTCAATATCAATCAAAGCCACCCCATGAGTCTGCAGTTCTTTCGTTAAATACTTAAAAAGAATAACATCAGCAGCATCACGGGGGCAAAGATGCACAACCATACTTTCGTCAAGATAGGCCGCGATCTTATGCATGACTAGGCGCTCACGTTAGTAGGGTTTGCGGTTTGAGTAGTTCCCACACCGGTTGAACCAACAACCACATTACTGTTAGTGGCTTTGGCAATTTGACCAAATCCAGCAATTAAACTGTTCAGCGCAAAGCGGATTTCTTGCGTTTGCAGTTGTTGCTGCGCCTGGGCCTGATTGACGGTTACAGTTGTATTGTGGCTGTTGGTCTGCTCACGGATGATTGCGCGGTTTTCAGACTCTCGCAACTGGGATACGGTCAATTGCTGTTCCAGATCTTTGATACGGTTGCCGTTGATCACTTCCAGGATATTACGCTCAGAATCTTTAATTGAGATTTGAAGCGCAGTTGCTTGGCGGTCGACATTGGTATCCACAGCGGCAATATCGCGCGCAAGCAAGGCGGCGTTAGTGGCTGCTGTGAGTGCCGCAGCAGTATGTTGCTGTGACAGGAACTGAGTGTTGTTTGTGTTTTGTAGCGTCAGGTCTGCGGTTGCGCCCGCCAAGGCCAACTGTACTTGGCTTTCAGCGTAAGGAATGCTCGCCTTAATATCGCCAAGGGTTTGCTGGTTAAGCGATTCATTGGTAACGCAATCACCACAATCACGCCGCCCGTCATTACCCCCAAGACCGCCCAGGCCGCCGCGACCAAGCAATGCGCCAATAAGCAGCCCGCCAAGCATACCGCCACCGCTATCGCCGCCAGCTAAGCCAAAGCCTCGACCGCCGATCATATCTTCTGTTAAAGTTGCCATAGATAACTCCTATCTGTGTTGTTTGTGGGTTAAATCGTTCGTGGAAAAACGACTATAAAACACAGGCATCACGGAAAGGAGGGGTCTAAAGAAATGTCACAAATACATGTGACCCAAGATGAAAAATGCGTCTATTGTGGGTCAAAACTTAAGCTATGCATCGAGTGCGGAAAGTTTTTCTATGCAAAAAGGTCGGATCAAGAGAAGTGCCGATCAAGGTGCAGGAAAAGAGCAAGTCGCCGAAATATCAATCTATCCGTTCAGAATAATGGACACTAATTGTCTTTCGGGCTAAAATCACCCAAACTATTAGGGTAATTCTATGACCGCACATATCTCATCCCCAGCGCCAGAGCACCATGCCCAGATAGCCGGCTTAGACAGGCGAATGAGCGACTTTGAGAAGTGGCGCACTGAGACTACGGTGCAGTTGCAGGCCATTTCTCAGACTTTAAACGACAGTAAGACCTTCCAAAACCGCACCTGCGACGAGATGAAAGAGTCTCGCGCGGAAATACTTAGAGAGCTAAAGGCGGTCACTGAAACTCTCCACAGAATGCAAATTGAGAGCGCGGTAACCAATGCCGGCATCTCAGCCACAGAAAAGTATCGTTCAGAATATAAAACAGATGGTAAGTGGTGGGTTGAGCTAGCAATTAAGCTATCGCCTTTCATTTGTACGATAGCGGTCATTTATTACGCGTCGTCGAAAATAGCCCAATAGGAGCACCCATGACCATAACTCCTTTTTCTGTGACAACGCATAACATTACTGATGTTGCTGTAAGCGGCATTGCCACAATTTCGGCGGCACTCTAATGACAACGCTAACGCTAAACCTAAGCTACCGCAACCCGGTAACCGATGCTCTGGAGAGCAACCCTCTGGTAGTAATCCCGGGAACCGGTACATTGATTGGTTTTGCAGATTTTGCCGACAACAGCGCAGTGCCAGCTAGTATTTTAACTGGCACTGGATGGCAGAGTCAGTTTGTATCAGCGCCAACCGGGTATCTGAAATTTTTATACGATGCAGCTGAGGGCGGAGGGACAACTGAGTTTGATTTTGCACCCTTAGCTCAGACGCATGTGTATGTTCAGTTTGATGCTAGGCAGCCCAGTGCGAGCAAAGGCGGATGCAAGTTCCTGAAATTCTTCAGCGGAAAAACAGGATCAAATTATTCATCATTTACGCTGACGATGGACTATTCAAGCAATCCGTTTGGTGCGCTGACAGCCATCTATTTTGGAGATGGTACGGATGAAGGCAATGATGGACAAAATGCGGCGTCACTTACTGCCGGGGCCAGCTTCTTAGGCTCAAGAAATGCGGGAGCTGTAATTAGCAACCCGCAAGGCTCTGCTGGATGGCCACAATCGAATTGGGGCACTTCATGGCATAACTTTAAGATCCATGTGAAATATAATAGTGGAACTTCTGCGCTTAATGAGGTTGCAGACGGTGAATTTTACGTAGAGATTGATGGGCTTATATATCTTCACGTAACTAATATTTTCAATCGCCACTACAGCAACCAGCCGTTCGATCGGATCGAGTTTGGCGGATACAAACCGGTGCTGCCGTTCGCGTTCGAACTTGATTACGACAATATTAAAATCAGCAGAGACGGTTTTGTATGACGGATACTCTAGTATTTTCCGGCACAGCTAATGCAACATACACGCCGCCGGCCGGATGGACAAATCGTGGCGATATATTCCGCATAGGGCCGGATGGCGCATCAATATGCGGGCTTGGTTCTGGATCATATTCCCAGCTAGTAAGTGATACAACAGCGAGCGGATTATATGAAAGTATTGTCATTTTTGATCGTATTGCTGCAGGTTCTGGAGATTCAATCGCTTCACTTTTCCAGGATTCATCTAGGAATGGGTTTGCATGTGAATTGGGCGGCGGAACCCTGTACTGCAATAAACAAGTTGGCGGCGGGAATGCTGGGCTTATTATTGCTGCGATCACTGGATTAGGCGAGCCGCTGGGTATAAATACTATTCGTATCGTATGGGATTTGGTTACTAGCGACTTTGAGGTTTTCTATAATGGGGCCTCAGTTGCGACCGGATCATATAATGATTACACGGCCAATATGGGTGCCGGCGGTGCAATCTACCGAGATGGACTGCCAATCAATATCACCATTAAGCAGCTCCAGTCTGGTGTTGTGGCGGCAACCACTATTGATACCCTGACCACTAGCGGCAGCCCGGGCCTGGTTGTTGGGCAGCCTTTTGCCATGACCACCACCGGGTTGGGAACCATTACCAGCATCACCGCGACTACTGCCGCAACTCCTGCCGCCACCACCAGTGCGATTAATTTGTCGCTACCATCGGGTGACGGAACTGGCGAGATGAAATACTGGGTTGATGCTCAGTACTACCCATTCGATGGAACCGTTTCAGTAACTGCCAGTGATGGAACACTAAGCGCCACCGGAAACTTTGCATTATCGCTGCCTTCTGATCAGGCTGATGTAGTTTTCAATGCCGTTGAGACAACCGATAACACTTATTTGGGTAATGCCCTATTGGCTGCTGGGCATCCATTGGCTAACGGCGATATAGGTTACTACCCGCCAGCTAATGGTCTAATTATTAGCCCTAACAGTGGTGTTTCGTCTGCTATTGGTGCGACAACATTTGTGCTATGGGTGCATAAGGTTTCTGGGATAATTGAGCGCTACGATGTAGTAATCAATGATGCCGGGGAAATAACTGACGTGACAGGCATCACCTCTCGCGGCATAACATCAAGAGGCATAACAAGCCGACACATATCAAAACGTGGGCTATCATAATGATAATTTTCGATTTATTAGGATGAATATACTAACAGCCCACTTAAATGTGGGTTTTTTATGTGCTATTATTAACTTAATTGAAGTTGAATTAGGTTGAGTAATGGCTAACCCAACAGGCAAAGGCGGATTCACAACAGAGAAAAGGGCTGGCATCCCTTCTCGCGGCCCTGATTTTAAAACAAAGCTGATTGATTCCCTTAAGCGCCAGGGTATGACCGAAGAGGGGTTTATGGATCTTCTCGTCACAAAAGCTATTGAAGATGGCGGAGTCTATATGACCGAGCTATTAAAGCGCTATTCCCCAATCCCAAAGCAAACACATAACCCTATCTCTATAGAATTCCCAAAAGATGGCACACCGGCACAAAAGGCTAATGCTGTCCTTGATGCTATGGCCGCAGGTGACATACCTCCTGACATAGGTCAAATCTTCATAGAGGCCATTAGCAAGTCTCTTGGCATCGAAGAGTTGACTGAGCTTTCAAAACGACTAGAGGCACTAGAGGCCATCATTAATGCGAAAGAGGCTTAGTGAGGTAGCTATTGCCGGGCTAGAGGAGCGGTTTAGCGCCTTGCATGGCGATAGGCACTCTACTGTATTTGGCATTGTAAGCCCTGATGGTAGGCACCTTCGCTCAATCGAGATGATTAACGAAGAGTGGGTAGAGACAGATAAGCCAGCAACCATTTACACCGCAGAGAAGTTAGAGCGGGCAGTAAAGAGCAGAAAGCGTTTTGTCGTTATTTATGGTGGTCGCGGCTCTATGAAGTCAGTAGGCGTGGACGACATAATGTTAGCCGGCGTTATGGACTACGGCGACAAGGTTTATTGCCTCCGTGAGTTCCAAAGCTCCATATCCGAATCTGTGCACGCCCTAACGAAAGATGAGATAAGTAGACTTGACCTAAAAGGTTTTACAATATTAGATAATTCCATTCGCCATAATGGTGGTGGTGAGTTCAAGTATCTCGGTTTATCGCGAAACCCAGCAAGTATTAAATCAGCTGCCGGATTCAGAAGGTTCTTTTGTGAGGAGGCGGCAAATCTAAGTAAGGCGTCAATAACCAACCTTACTCCTACTGCACGGAATAAGGCCAAGTCGGGATTACCTGGGGCCATAGTAGAGGAAGATAAGAGCTTGGATGGCGTACAGATTTTCTTTGTCGCCAACTTAAACTCAAGTGAAGACCCCTTTAGTCAGCGCTTCATTATGCCGTTCATTGATGAGCTAGAGCGCAACGGTTACTACGAAGACGACCTTCATCTCATCATAAAGATGAACTACACAGACAACCCCTGGTTCGCGGATTCAGGGCTAGAAGGGGAAAGGCAGTTTGACTTTGAGAACAAGCCTAGGGCCGTATATGACCACATTTGGTTGGGAGCATTCTTGGATACTGTAGACAACTCTATCATCATGGCTGAGTGGTTTGACGCTTGCATTGATGCTCATGTGAAGCTTGGGTTTAGTCCTGAGGGGCAAGAGAAGATTGCCTATGACCCTGCTGATACTGGAGACGCTAAGGCCATTGCATACTCTCACGGATCAGTAGTGATGGGTGTGACTGATACCAAGACTGGATTGATTAACGATGCTACCGACTGGGCATTAGGTCATGCTGTACGGTTGAAGCCGGATGTGTTTATCTGGGACGTAGGCGGGTCAGGTGGTGGATTGGTGCGGCAGGTCACAGATGGATTGTCCGGAAAGAAGATCAAGATTGTACAGTTCAATGGCGCTGAGGCTGCGCAAGACCCTAATAGCGAGTACGAGCCAATACTAGGCGAAGGCTTTGTGGATTTAGAGGGTGAGAGAACTAACTCAGCCATGTTCTCTAACCTTCGAGCTCAATGCTATTGGCGTCTACGTGACAGAATGTTCAAGACCTACCTGGCTGTGACCAAAGGCAAGTACTTTAACAAAGACGAGCTGATTAGCTTCAATTCGGCTATCGGCGATCTGGTAGCGCTAAGAGCTGAGCTATGCCGCATCCCTCGCAAGATGAATGTAGCCAGTGGACGCATACAGATTCTAAGTAAGCCAGAAATGAAAAAGCTTGGCATCAAGTCGCCCAATATGGCTGACGCTGTAATGATGCTGCAACGGGACGTAGATGTTTACGAAGATCAATATGACGATGATGACTACGAAACCCGTAGCGACAACTCAAGGTGGGCATGATGAGCGTTAAAAGTTTAATAGCAATGATGGGAAAACAAAACATTGCCGAAGATTTAGATAAAGACGAGCTGCGCGAGATTGCTGAAAATGTAATCCGCAGGGCTGATGAAGACCGATCCACCATGCAAGATTGGATGGATGGCGTAGAGGAAGGGCTTCGCTTATGTAAGCCTGAATTCTGCGGCAAGTCTGAGCCATGGGAGGGTGCTGCAAACTATAAGTCAACGCTACTCACTGAGGCCAGCAATAACTTTGGCAATCGTGCCTCACTTGAGATTATGCGCGATCCTCGGTTAGTTAAGGCTGAGATCATTGGCCTTGACACCTTGCAGAATGTCATCGAAAAGAAAACCGGTGAGATTGCAGAGATGCAAGAACAGCTTGACGCTATCAATGCTCAGGCTGAAGAGTTAAAGCAAGGCGGCCAAGAGCTAGACGCTGAGCTGCAAAAGCGAATAGATCAGATCACCGCCGAAATTAAAGAGCGCGCCTCTGTCATCAAGCAAAAGAAGCTTGCTATTAAAGAGAAAGCCCAGCGCGCTGATCGTGTGACCGAGGTCATGAACTGGCAGATAAATAGCAATATGAAGGAGTGGCGCAAAGACCAAAAGCGCTTGATGTACTCGCTCCCCAACATAGGGACTATCTTCAAGAAGACATTCTATGATGAATCTTTAGGCCGATGTGTATCCCACGTTATTAACTTCCCTGACTTTATTGTTAACCAGTCTACCGTCTGCATGGAGACATGCAGGTCATTTACCCATGTTTTTGCTGTGAGCGACTCTGCTGCTCGAGCAAAGATAAAGTCTGGCATATGGCGCAAGACGGATCACTTCAAAGATTACGACAGTGATAATGATGACGGCTATGATAAAGGCAGCAACGAGGCTAATAGCGCCGATAACGCAACTGATAACCCAGATTCCTACTATGAGCAATACTGCTGGATAGATTTGGACGATGATGGCTGTGAAGAGCCCTACATAGTAACGGTTCATAAGGCCAGCTCAGAAGTGATGCGCATTGTGGCCCGCTTTGACTTTGACGGTTTATATGTCAAGTTCAAGGATATGCGCCCAATGCCATTGCTAGATGCTCAGCGTGCACGTGCTGCCGACATACTGAAAGATGCAGAGGAATTTGGCGTTAAGCCTGAGTTGCCAGACGCTATGGATTTGACAGGATTTAAGATAGTGCGCATCGAGCCTAAGCCTGTTATCAGTAAGTATGGGTTTATCCCTAGCTATGATGGCAAGTTCCTGGATATGGGCTTCTTCCACTTCCTAGGTTCGGCGACCATGGCTTCCAATAAAGCCACTAACGACCTGTTAAACGCTGGCACATTAGCCAATAACGCAACAGGCATTAGTGCCAAGGGATTCCGCAAGAGAGCTGGCGAATTCAAAATGAAAATGGGCCAGATCATGGGCACTGAGATACCAGCTGACCAGCTTGCCACCTCAATATTCATGCTCCCCTTCAAAGAGCCTAGCCAAACCCTATTCCAGCTCAATGAGGGAATTAAGGCCAGCTCTGCCGGCTTCATATCTAACTCTGATGCAAGCAGCCAAATACAGGCTAACACAGCGCCCACCACCGCATTGACTATCGTTCAAGAGTCGTTAATGCACCACACTGCGCACATGAGCCTAATCATTGACTCTATGACTGAAGAGTTCCAGATTCTATTTGCCCTGAATTCTGACTATCTGAACGATGAAGAGTATCGCGCAATAGTGGGGGATGATGAGGCTAGCTATGCGGATGACTTCGCAACTGATGGTCTTTCCATTACGTGCGGGGCCAACCCTGAAATGTCGTCTAAGTCTCAGAGAATGATGCTGGCAGAGGCAGAGATGGCCCAGTTGCCCATGGTTATGCAGGCGGGCGGGAACGGTTATGCGATAGTCAAGAACTATTACAAGGCTATTGGCAGTCAAAATGTTACCGAGTACTTCCCAAATCAGGCCGAAATGTCTCCTCAAGACAAAGCCAATATGCAGCAAATGACTAAGGCGCAAGAACAAGCCAACGCATTGCAAGAGCAGCAGAACAAGTTGCAAGAACTGCAAGTGGCATTGCTAGGCCGCGCTGAAGACCGCAAAGATGCTGAGCTAGAAGTAACGAAACAGAAAACATTGGCCGAAGTTGATAAGACGCTTGAGCAAGTGCAAGAGACTAAAGCTAAAACGCTGTTGACTCTTGAGCAGGCGGAGACGGAGCAAGTCACAAATCAAATCAATGTTTATACCACCCGCAGTGATGAGCTAACAAAAGCCGAAGAGGCGCAGGCAGCAAGTCAAATCCCCGGAGATGGCACTGATGTCTAATCCTAATTTGAGGCTTAGCGCTGAAGTTGGGCGCGAAGATAAAAGCAGAGGCGAGCAGGTTCTTGGGCATATTCCGTTTGATTGGCGAGACTGGCTTAATCATACAGAGCTTAGGGATACGGTCGAGGTTACTGCAATAGCTTTGGCCAAATCAAGATTTGACACAATGAGGGTTGCGCCAGATCTAATGGCTGCTCTTATCGCATTTAAACTATCAGTAATGGAGGCGAGGGTAAGCCATGAGCAAGCGTTTAGCCGAAATTGAGAATGAGTTAAAGAATTCAAACATTACCAAAGACGCCTATGAGCTGTGGAAAGACAACCTAGTGACTAGGCGGTTCTTTCTGGAGATTGAGGAAGATCTAATCGAGACTCAAGCCGACACCTCGCCCGCTGGTCGTGACTCAATAGAAAAGATAGCGTTAGATTGTGTTAAAAATGCTGAACACTGCGATACGTTGGAGATGATCCTACAGTGGAAGCCTGATGAATTAGAGTCAGGCGATTGATCTTAGTAAAGTTTTATAAGTCATTAGCGGAGAGCTAAACATGAGTGAAAAAGCAGTAATCGAGCCGTTAGGGTTCTATGTGTTGATCGAAGTTGAAGAGGTGTCCGATAAAAGCAAGGGTGGCATCTATGTTGGTGACGTTAAGCGCGAGCAGTCAGCGTGTGAAATGGGGTTTGTCCGTGCGATAGGTAACACAGCATTCCGTGGGTTCGCTGGCTGCAATCCTTCTGACTACGCTCCTGGTCATGTGTTTAGCACGCTAGAACCACATCAAATCTGGGGCATAGACCTTGGCGACAAGGTGGAGTTCAGAAAGCATGAGGGTAAAGATTCAAGTGCCAAGGGTGTAACTAACATGCGCTACATTCCTGATACACAAATCTTAGGCAAAGTTAACTGAGGATAGATCCTATGTCAGAAGTACAAGAAAACCTAGATGATGATTTCCTTGAGGATGGCGCAGAGCTTCCAGAGGAAGATTCCGAACAAGAGCAGGAAGAGGAGATAGAATCCGAGGCTGAGAAGCCTGCCCCGCGTGGATACATGACCAAAGATGCGTGGATAGCCTCTGGTAAAGACCCTGAAAAGTGGGTATCTCCTGAGCTATTTGAGGAGCGCGGCGAAAGAATCAAGATGAAGGCACACTATGACAGCCTTTTAAAGAATCAATCCTTGCTACACCAGATCCAACTTAAGAATCAACGCGAAGAGCTATTAGCTAAGCGCGATGACGCCATTGATATTGCCGACAAAGACGCTGTGAAGCGATACGACAAGCAAATAAAAGAGCTGGACGCAATGGACGAGCTGGCCAAGACCGCTGAGGTTCCTGCCCAGTCTGGCAAGCCGCCTGAGATTGCAGAATGGGAGGCTGAAAACCCCTGGTGCTATACCCAAGACGATGCAAGAACCAAGCTGGCCAACAGAATATTCAGTGAGGCAGTATCGCAGGGTAAGACAACAGCTACAGCTTTGCGAATGGTTGATAGAGAGATAGCCGCCAAGTTTTCCACCAAGAGCAATGCCCCTCGCCAAATCGCCGAGGGGGCTAGAAGCACTGGAGGGCAGAGAAGTGCCGAGTCTGTGACCATGAAAACCCTAAGCCGTGACGAGCAGGCTGCATGGGATTCTGGGTTATTCGACGACGAAAAAGCATTTCTGAAGGTTGTATCCATCGAACGCAAAGCACTTAAAAAGTAGAGGCAATTATGACTGACAATAAACCAGCACGGCGCAACCGTTCGGCATCTGATATGCCTCCACATATGGCAGAGGCTAACCCATCATTGGGTAACCTTAGTCGAGAGCAAGTAGCACATGGTGAGGCAAGAGCTCCACGTCGATCAATGAATACAGGTGATTTCTTGCTTGCCGTTCCTGATGGCACAATACCGCCTGGCATGGTTGGGCACTGGTTCCTTGATGATGGCCGTGGTCGGATTGAGCGCGCCAAAGAGGCATACTGGGATCACGTTACCGATCAGCACGGGAATAACTTCACTGTTCAATCAGGGGTAAGCAAAATGTACCTGATGGCGATAGACAAAATCTATTACGATGAGGACGAAGCCTTGCGAGAGGCCAATTATCGTGCTAGTCTAGGCGAAAGAGACTCAAAACCGCTTGATGGTGGAATTGAGTCATATACCCCGAGCGGGGCTGAGAACAAGATTAAGGTCAATAGCGACCCATTTGCATCGTAAAACGCTAGCCAGTTCAGGCGGCAGACTTGCCGGAATTTGAACGGAGAGATTCAACCTATTCTTCATTCATTTTTCGGAGGTCATTATGGCCGGTTTCTGGTTTAGAGGTTCTGTGGGCTACGGCCCCGATGGTAAGCTTCAGCGCTACGATGTTGCTGCTTCACACACTACTCGCTTAGCAATAGGCGATGTTGTCACGCTCAACGGTACTGCAACTGCGGCTACCGGTGTTGCTCAAATTGATGCTGCTACAGCTACCCAAGCTGTAACTGGCGTTATTTCTGGCATTGTCCCTGGTTTTGCAACTGAAAACTTAACTGACACCGGTTTGGCTGCTCTTACTGCTGGATCCGTTCTGGTTCAAATTGACCCTCGCGCAGAATATGAAGTGGACGTTGCTAATGGCCCACTGCTGGTTGCTGATGTAGGCTTAAACGTAGATTTGGTGGCAACTGCTGCTACCAATACCGCAGGCTATACCCAATCCAATATGACTGTTAATGCCACTGGCAAAGCGACCACCGTAACTTTGCCTTTTCGTGTTATCGCTCTAACTGTGGGTTCTGATGGTGTTCTTGGTAGTCGCTGCATGGTGCGACTGAACAATACTACTACTGAGCCTGGCGCAACTGGAGTCTAATTATGTCTAGCACTATTACTACGGGTTCAATCCCACGCCTCTTGCAGGAAGGCGTAAAAAGCGTCTTTGGTAATTCATACAAGTCTTATGAAGATACCGTTACCGGCTTGTACAACAAAGACACTTCCAAGAAAGCATATGAAGTTGATGTGCAAATGGAAGGATTTGGCTTGGCTACTGAGAAAACCGAAGGCGATGACATTACTTTTGATTCTCGTCGTCAAGGCTTTGCTCCTAAATACATTCATGCTGCATACGCTAAAGGCTTCATTGTTACTCGCGAAGCCTTGGATGATGAGCTGTATGGTCAGCTAAAGAAAGGTGCCACCTCTCTTGCTCGCGCCATGGCTATCACCAAAGAAACCCGCGCTGCTGCGCTGTTTAACACTGCATTCGCCACCTCATCCTCAATGCTGGGTGCTGATGGCGTATCAATGATTAACACTGCGCACGGTAACGGCCCTTCAGGTGGCACCTTCTCTAACCGTTTGGCTATTGATGCTGACTTCAGCGAAGCTTCTCTTGAAGATATGCTGAAGTTAATCATGCGCGCCAAAGACTCTCGCGGCCTGCCTATTAAGCTACGTGGCATGAAGTTGGTTGGTCACACTGACTTAACTTTTGACTTCCAGCGCGTGCTTAAGTCTGAGCTGCAAAACGACACAGCTAACAACGCTATTAATGCGGTACGTTCGCTAGGTCTTTTGTCTGGTGGTTTTGTAACTACTCCTTTCTTGGATGCGAATCCTAAGGCGTGGTTCATCATCACTGATGCGATGGATGGTCTTAAGTACTACCAGCGTACCCCGCTTGAGTTTGATCAAGACATGTCGTTCACGTCTAAAAACGTGCGTTACTCAGCCTATGAGCGTTACAGCTTTGGCTACAGTGATCCACGTGCAATTTTCGGAACCTCTGGCGTTTAATCGTTGTGAAAAAGGGGCAGAAATGCCCCTTTTTCCTTTCATCCTAATTTAATAGGTAGGAATTTACATGGGCAGAATTACCTGGTTCCCCACTGGCGCAGACGGCGTGCAGTCAGATAATAACCGCACAGTTCAGCAATCTGGCAATGCCACATTGGTTGCTGCTGATACCGGTAAAACATATGTCGTAAAAAACGGCACCTCTATTTTTACCTTGCCAGCAACTGCTGTTGGTTTGGTTTATACATTTTCTTACCAGGGCGCGAATGGGGGTGGTCAAATCCAAGTCTCACCCGTTGCTGCTGACGGTATAGCGGCGGTTGGCTCTGCTGTAGTTAACAAAGATCT